CCAAACATCTTTTTGAATTTCTTAGTGTGTTGTGAAGGTTTAGTCTTTGCAGTTGCATCGCCTGGAGCAGGTTCGTATGCAGATGGATCATTATCATCCTTTTCTGCACCTTTCTCAAAGTGTCTTGCACGATCTTGTTTTGTAGACTTAGACATTTTATCACCTTCAGCATCTTTTGCATAATACTTTGCAGGTTGAGTGCCATCTCTATCATCAACATCTTTGTCTTGTTTGACCTTTTTCTCTAAAAGTCTTTCTAATTTTAGTTGTTCTATAAAGTCCATAATACTATTTATGTGTTTTGTTGTTTCTTCAGCAACTCGATCTCTCTCCACTGAGTTGCAAGTTTGTTATTAGGAAATCTAGACACCCAAGTCATCATACCACTGTATAATGATGCTGCCTTCTTCTGTAATGCTTGAAATGTATCATCATTTTTGATTTCTATGAAGTCATTACCAAAAATTCTACGGAACATTTCAACATTTTGTTGTACTTTTTCATGGTCTGACTTTACAACTACCTCAGGTAGTTTACGAGCTCGTTCTGCATTTCTCTGTTGTGCAAACTCAAGTGATGTGTTTACATACACCATCTTGTATTCGTATCCAAGATCGTCTAACATCTTTTTATAGTCTAATATCTTACTTGCCTTTGCAGATGTGGTATCAAAGATGAGACCAAGTCTGCCTTGTATGTATCCTTCTAGACCTGCAAGTGTGGTTTGTTTTGCTCTATCACGAATTTTATCTCTTACATTTGCATCTAATGTTCGTAGGTCTAATGATAGTCCTGCCTTCTTTAGTCCTCTTTCAAATGCATTATCACTGTTGACTAATTTCAATCCTAATGCTTTGAAGTTCAACTGTTTTACAACTGCTGATTTACCACTGCCTGGCCCACCCATAAGGAATACTGCTTTGAAGACGCCTGGGTCATAAACCCCTTCTTTCAGTAAGTCTTCTCTCATGTAATTTGGTAGTGTACTCTCGTATATACCCATACCCTTTCTTACTGCATTGTAGAGATCTTCTTGATCTTTTTTATTATTTGAGGGGACACCTTGTGCAAAGTTTTTGAAATCTCCTTGTTCTGCATAGGATCTCATCTTGGATGCACTCATTCCTGATACATCATCTGCATCAGGATCTCTCTCCCCAGCAGATATAATTTCTATAGTGTCAAACTTATAAAATCCGTGTCTTGCTTTTACACCATTGTATTTCTTTATGGTAAGTTCAAACTCTTTGACTCTATCGGAACCAACTACCATTCTAATTTGATTGTATTTTTGATCATGCAAATGTGGTAGTATTTCAAAGATGGTTCTTGCAGAAGTTTCTACAATGTTTGCATTTCGTCCAAAGAATTTTTTGAGGAATTTTATTTTGTCGTTGTATGAGAGAGGGTTCTTTTGTGTATCGTTTGAATGAGAAGTGAATACAAACCTATCGAAACCACCTGATTTTCTACTCAACACATCTATAAGTTTTCCGTGTCCTACTGTTGGTGGATTGAAACGACCAAAGGTAAAAATTGCACCCTTACCTTTGACCTCTCTAAGAAATTGTCTGTATGTTTTCCCCTGCATCATTTGTCCCAATTCTTATTTGCAGAAAAGTTGTTTGCACTAAATTCCATTCTGTCAACAATCTTGACTGCCTTTCCTTTTTGATCAATTGCAACATACCCCTCAGGGTTTACTGCCTTTAGTCCTGTTTCTGTCGTTACAAAGTGTCCTACACTTTTTATTCTGTTGAGTGCAGTCAACAATATATTTTTTGCAACAACTATATGTTCTTGAAATATAGTTAGGTTTGTAAGAAACCCTTTGAGTATCATCAATTCTCTCATCAGATCTTCACCTATCTCTTGTTTGATTTGTTTAGTTTTCTCCATCTTTACTGCACCAACTACTTTATCTCTCCAGTAATTCTCAAAGTGTTTTACATATCCATCTGCTGAGGGTTTGAAACTCCCACCTCTAATCAATGAATTGATGTAAGTTTTATAACTTGCACCTGCAGCTCCTTTTGCATTCATAGTATCTTGTACTTTGTTGAAAAGATCTAAATCTTTTTTACTGATACCGTGAAATGATTTACCAACAAGTGTAAGTTCATTTGAAAGTGCAAGTGTTTCCTTTGCAGTCATAGTCGAATTACCTGATGCATTTTTATAGGTTGCATCGTCTATCCACACATCATTATTATTTCCTAGTTTGGAAATATTTGCACCAAAGGATGCACTTAGTCCGTCAATCGTACTACCTGAATATGTAGTGTGAAACACTATACCGAGTTTTGCACTTGCAATCTTCTTACCTATCTCTGACTGAGCATCAACTGCATACATGATAGTGTTAGGTTGAAAGGTGATGAAACTTTTACCATCAATGTTCGTAGTCTTTTTATCACTACTGGTGAACATTAGATCACCCTGCATGATAGTGTTCCATGATAACCTAGAAAGATATTTGAAAGACTCTAAGAACTTTGTTTGTAGATCACCCTTGAGTTCAGGTGCATTTTTTATCTCTTGTTCAGAAGTGTAAAATAAAGGTGTTTTGTTGAAAAGTGATTTCTTTGCAACAAAGAACTGATTAGTCTCAGGATGTAATCCACAAAAGATTGCAGGAGCTCCATCCCATTTGACTGTCATATTGACTGGACTACTTGAATTTCCTTTCATCATGTCTCTAAGACCAAGAAGGAAATATACGGATGCACGACCCCCATCAATACCGTGATTGAGTATCTCGTCCTCTATGTGTTCTAGATGTAGATTCTTTGACATAATCTAATTATACTCTCTTATATAAGATCAGTCAACTATTAGTAACCGTCAGCTTCTGTCCAAGTACCTGCTTCTTTTTTCTCGTATGCAGCTTTCTTCGCATTCAAAGTTGTAATCTTACCATCTAACTTTGTTATTTGATTGTTGAAATATGTAATATTAGCTGCAACTCTTTCTCTCATTACCTCATCTGTGCTAACTTCTGACATATCTAACATTTCACCTGAGTATGATGATGAAGCTAGTGCAGTTGTGTATTCAGATATGGTAACTTCAGTTCCTAAACCCACTAACCAGTCTTTCACTTCTGTAAGTTGAGTTTTTGTTGCTGTGATTTCTGTAAGAGTTGGATCGATAGTACTATCGATATAATCTTGCCATTCTGCCATTTTTGTATCCTCGTAAAAAGTTTGACAATACTATTTATGATTTATTCAAAGGCGTTGAATGGAGTTCCGATTCGATAGTCTCTATTTTTTCTGAGATTTTATGGATTTTTTTATCATCATGTTTTTGTTTGGCTGAACGCAATTCTTTTTTCAAAGAAATCTTCTTTGAGATCAAACCAATTACTTCATGTGATTTCAAATTTTTACCCATAATATAATACTATTTATACAAAAACTCATCCTAAACCTTGAAATCACTAAAATTATTTGGTCTACCTCTATCAAACACTGGTATATCATCACCTTGAATTGCACTTTCAATCAATTCTTCTTGTGCTTCTTGTTCACAATCATAGAACTTCATACGACTTCTATCAACACCGATTACAAATCGTTTGAAGACAGTTGGGTCATTGTATCTGTTCTTCAACTGTTTGACCACCATTTGATCCAGTTCTTCTAGTTCATCAGATGTGATTAGTGCAAACATGAAGTCTGCAGTTGCAGGAAGTCCAAACGACTCTGAAGTGTCAGTCAAATCAATGTCTGTTGAACCATAACCTGATCTTGTAGTCTGTGTTGCACTTACCATTGGAACATTAAACTCCACTGCAAGTCCTCTAAGTTCTTCTGCAATACTCTTTACAAGTGTGTAAGAGTTTGCACCACTGCCTGGCCTGATTCTATGGGAAGCACAAATGTTTAGATAGTCAACAAAGATGATGTCAGGTCTGAAATCTTTTTTGAGTTGTAATTCCTGAAGTAGATGTCTAAAGTGTCCAACATGTGCTTGTGCAGTAGGATACTCTTTGACAATCAGTTTACCTTTAGTTTTCTCTTTGAGTTTATCAATCTTCTTGTCATATATTTTCTTTGCAATGTCAGGAAGTTCTTTGATCGGAATGTTTAATATGTTTGCATCAATCCTCTCTGCAATCCTTTCCTCTGACATTTCAAGTGTAATGTATAATACATTTTTGTTCATCATCAAACAAGATGCAGCTTGGTGACACATAAACAATGACTTACCAACACCTGTTCCTGCAAGAACAATGTTGAGTGTCTTGTTAGGTAAACCACCTTTGGTAATCTTGTTGAAGTATTCTAAATCGAAAGGTATCTTTTCTTCTTCGGTATGATAGAATTCAAATCGTGCATCCGAGTCTTCTAACACATCATGACCAATGTGTGTGTCAAAAGATACGGAAAGTGCTTCTTTTAGAAGGTCAGGTATTTCACCAGTAGACCTTTGAGATTTCTTATCGAGAACCTCAATAGAGTCCATGACGGCAATATAGATTGCACGATCTTGACACCATTTTTCTGTTTCTTCTACTAACCACTCTTGTGGTGTTTCATCAACAGTAAATTTTTTTACAATAGATTTGGAATTGATAATAACATTATCAGTCAACTGATTGTTATTATCAAGGTTTATGAGAAGTGCTTCTATTGTTGGTGACTTACCATATTTGTCAAAGTAAGTTTTTACTTCTTCAAAAATGGTTTTCTCATCACTTTCGGTGAAATACTCTGATTTGAGATACGGAATTACTTTCCGTGAAAACTGATCATTCTGAATCAGATTCTTGAGTATTGTCTGTTCCAGTCTTGTTTCCATACTTAAAATATCCTTCAACTACTTCTTCTAATTTATCCATTACCTCAGGGGTAAAATATTTCTCAGGGTTGTTATTGATTGTCTTTGCAAACTCTGTCTTGCCATCAGGAAGTTCTACTCGTGTAGATGACTTCTTGAATATACCAAATGCAAGTGCAAGATCTAATAGACCATAGTATCTATCAAGTCCTTTATCGTAGGTCAATCTAACATCTACAATTCTGTTCTCAACGGTCAATCTACTCTTTGCATTTTTACAATGTACAATATTACCAATAACTTCTGTTCCATCTTTCTCTTTCTTTTTAGAAAGATACACGATTGAAGAAGCCGCATATTTTAGACCTGATCCACCACCCATTTCTTTTTGTGGGAACATAGAACCAATGACATCATAGGTATGATTGGTAACAATCATTGGAACCTTTGCACGACCAAGTTTGAGTGTAAGTACTCTAAATGCACCTTTCACAACTTGAGCTCGTGTCATATCACGAGTTTCTTTACCCTCTGCTGTATCTTCGATCTCTTTGGTTGTTGATAACATACCAAGTGAGTCAAGAACAAACATCATAGGTGGTCTCTTATCCTCAGGGGTTTCTAAGTATTTGTCAAGGATATTGACAGACTGTTGTCGAAACTCTTGAACAGTTACGACAGGAACAATCACAATTCTACTAGAGTCGATACCTCGACTTTCTATCATATCTTTAGTGATTGCTGATTCAGACTCGAAGTAAATAACTGCTGACTCAGGATGATCTTCGAGGAATTGTTTTACCATTCCTAATGCAAAGAAAGTTTTACCTGTTGCAGACTCACCTGCGAGTGCTGTGATTTTGTTTTTAGCAAGTCCACCGTATAGTGAACCACTAAGGAGTGCATTGAAGATGTATGAACCACTATCAATAAATGAATCAACATCACCAGCTGCAACACCATCGGCAACAATACCTGCATATTCATTGCCACTTGATTTGACTAAATCTTTTATAAATGACATAAGCACTTCTCCATAATGTTATTACATTATAGACTATTTAGTTTGTTTTGGAAAGAGGGTTTTAAGATTTTTTATTATGACCATTACCATTTTTCAATGGTTCTTCATACCTGCAATGTTCTTCCATCATGGCTTTGATAGAACTGATTTGAGTTTCCATAACAAGAAGTACTGCAAACACTACACCAAATAATACTAAAAAAAGAAGTTCCATATTATCCACTCACTACTCCTCTTTCAATCAGAATTCGTCTGTTCTCCATGTGTTGATCTTGTACATCATCTTTGTTTTCACCTGTATAGGGAACAGCATGATTATCAGTAATCATTTGTGCATTGACACAAAATTTTGTTCTATTTTCAAATACTGGATGTCCTTCGTTATCTATAGAATGAACCCATAGTTCACCTAGTATTCTACCGAACTTACCTTTGTCGTGAGAAATGAGAGACACATTACCTCTACTTAAGAGATCTTTGAGGTGTGCCTTAGAAGCTTTACCGAATTTCTTTTCTTCTAGGTCTCGTGTGCGAGACTCAGGGGTATCAATACCCATTAGTCTTACTCTTTGTTTATTGTAAGACATACCAAAACCTAGATCGATATCGACATCAATTGTGTCACCATCAACCACTTTTATAACTTTTACTTTATATTCGTACATAATTTTTCATAAATTTCATAAAGAAAGGGGACTAGTTGTCCCCTTTTACAGTTCTACATTTCTGTGGGAACTCTGAACAATAGAGCATCATTGCCTCAAGCAACATTGCTGTTGGAATGACATCCTCTACTTTTTTTCAGGTTGCTCTTGTAGTTCATCAGTCTGTCTATCAACTTCATCTGCAACAGTGTCAATAACACCAACTACAGTATCAGCTGCAACAGTTCCGACTGCAACTACATCGTCCTTTACTGCTGTGACAACGGTTCTAGTTCCTTTGACTGCACCATCGACAACACCAGTTGTAAACTCTTTACCACCTTCAATAACTGCTCCAACTGAGGCACATGAAGGAAGTAATACCACAGAAAATAGTAACATATACATTACTATTTTCATAATTACTCCATATATGGATTAGTTTGTTAGACTGCAAACTGCAAGTCTAACCCCTCATATATTTATGTAAGGTAATAACCTGAGGTCTTCAATTTTAGGTCAATCTCATTGTGCATGTAGTAGCCCATAACTTCATCCATTTGAACTTTGAGTGATATGTAACATGCAATAATAGAACATGCAGCTAAGTGTCCTGTGAGATATAACATTGGTATAGGGAACATGTAAAAGAGTGCAAGTATGTGAGCAACCAACACACTATACACATAGAACTTGATACTAATCAGTAGATGCCACATCTTTACCAAGTAGTAGTTCTTTGAAGTCGTTGGTGTGCCAATAACTGTCTAGTGTAATGTCAACGACAAGTGCAATCAATACCATTGTGAGAATGATTCCTAGGTATAAGTTGATGAAGGCGTTGATCTTCATCCATCGTATCATGTGTTTCATGCAAAATTCTCCACTGGTAATCTTACACATTTGAATGTAAGTTTGTGTTGTTTAGTGATGGTATCTCTGTTTTCTCTGTAGTATTGCATGTAGATATCCATACTCTGAAATGAATCTAATCCTTTCATAAAACTTTCACATTGTTTTATGTTATCAAATGCTTTCACTGGTTGAGTATCTTGCACCTCACCATCAAACATCAAAAAAATCATCAATACTATTTTCATTTATTTCTGTTCCTTATGAACTCTAGTTCTTTCTGCCAGTTCTTTTTATTTGTCTCCGCTTCACCACTTCCTCTTTGAGCCAGTATAACTCGACCCCCATCCATATCAATACGGATACTATCGGTGGTAACCACCTCACCATGTCTTCCGATAAAAATTCCACTTAGTTCCCCCTTTGTATCTTCAGGATGAAGATTGGTTATTAGTTCAATTAGTTCTTCTTTTGTCATGCGAAAAATGAGTCGAGTGATGCAACTGGTTCTACATTCCAGTTGATCAGATTTACAATTACTTTCAGAGGTTCAATGAATGATTTGTCAAATTGCATATCATAATCAATGTATTTCTTCAAGTCCAGTTCTCGTGGTAATACATTCACAAATGAGATCACATTCTCATTGATAGGATTAGGTGTTGTTAGATAAGTAAACAGTATCTTCTCACCGTTCTTGATTACCTCATACCTCATATCCAAGTTTTTCTCTTTGAGGTAGTGATTATATAGTAGTGATCCTCTTACATGGATCGGCGTTCCTTTTGAATAGATTGTGGTAGTGTCCTTGTATTGTTGAAGTCCTTTGACCCCTCGTGGGAATGCAACTTCCTCAGGTGGTAGATTACGAAACTCTTTTCGTGCAGTCTCCACGAACTCCCATAGTTCTTGTTCCGTTCCAGTCATCACCACTTTGAGTGCAGCTTCTAGTTTCTTACGAACCCACATAGGTGTAGATGACTTTGCAGTTTCGATACCCATCATTTTGAGTTTAGGTTCTGCAAGTCGGACACCTTCATTGTCGTATACATTGAGAATGTATCGTTTCTTTGCAGTCCAAATACCACGATCTGCAATCACCTCACGACCCATCTGCATCTTCTGTTGAAATGCATTAGTGTAATCTGCAAGTTCTTCAAACCCAGTTTTTAGAACTGCCTCTATCTTACTTTCGGCCTTTACAAGGAAATCAATAATCTGTTCTCGTGGTGTATCCTCAGGAAATATCTGACTAACCAGTTTATCCATAGTGATATACACTGAGTCAGTGTCCATTGCAATTACATAATCTTCATCGTCAGTCTTGAGTATTTCATTGAGATAGTTGTTGATGGTTTTCTCTGCCCACTGAATAACTAACTGACCACTGGTAGTGATTGCTTCTGCAAGGTCAATGGAAAAGAATGCAAAGTATTGATTTGCAAGAGCACCATAAGCAGAGTTCAGTGCAATCTTACGAACCTGTTGGTTGTTGTATGATCTCTTGATAAGGGTATCGAGTTCTCGTTTCCGTTTAGTGTCAGTACACTTCTCTCTTTCCTTTTGAAACTCAATCATCTTCCTTTTCCACTCTCGTCTCTCGTCATAGAATTTCTCCATGAGTTCAGGTAACATACCTTGTTTGTCTCGTTTGAAGAGAACACCATTAGGTGTGATAGTGTTGTTCTGTTGTTTGATATAAGATAGATCAGCTGCCTTTGCAAGTAATCGTTCAACCGACACTTCTTGTTTTGCAGATCTCACCATCTTCTCAGGTGAAATGTTGAACTGCATAATCAAGTGTGGATACAGTGAGTTCAAGTCAAATGACATGACCCAGTTATGTCCACCAACCTGAGGTTCTTTGACATACGCACCAACAATTCGTGAAGTCTTATCGTTTCCAGTTCTAAGTCTTTGAGGTGGTGTTTGGATACCTTGATCTTTGAGGAAGTTGTAGATGATAGTCTCCCAGTATTTTACCATACCGAAAGTGTCTGCATAATTACACTTTGCATTATACGACATTGCAAGTGTCAGTTCAATCAAACCAAGTTTCTCCTCTAGTTCTTCTACAAGAGTGGTGTCCTTGATGTTATACTCTAGGAATTTACCGTAGTCCTGTTTGTAAAGTGTATGCAGTGAACCATACTCTGAATAATCTAGTTTACCTTTACCAAGTTCAACATGTGCAATATGATCTAGTTTGTAGGACTCTCTGTTGACAAAGGTATGTTTACGGTAAAGATCTAGGTAGTCTAATACATTCACTCCATAGAGAGTGTAAGTAGTGTTCTTCTGATAACCTTGTGAAACATAATCTCTAGAGTCAGACATGTTCCATGGTGAAAGTTTCTTGTGTTCACCCTCTCCCAATATCTTGTCGATACGATTGCAAAGATAGGTGATATCAAATGCATCTACATTCCAACCAGTGATAATATCAAATGACTCAGTTCTCCAATACTTGATGAACTCCATCAACAAGTTTGCTTCGTTGGTGCAGTTGTGATAAACGATATTGTGTTCGTGGTTCCACGGCCCGATACCAAATACATGGGCAGGTTTACCGTGTGGTTTGAGTGTGATTGCATTGACTCGTTCAGATGCAATTTGAGGATCAGGGAATCCATCCTCACACTCACACTCAATGTCAAGTGTTGCAACACGAATAAGATTTGGATTGTATTCTATATCCCCCTGAAATCTATCAGAGATATAAGTGTAGATGTATCTGTCATAACCGTGAATTTCAAATCCTTCTACTCCGTCATACTTCTCTCTAAACTTCCTTGCACCACCCATAGAGTTGAGTTCAACAACTTCAAGTGGACGACCATCTAATGCACGATAAGGTGTATCACCTTTCTTAGATGGAATGAAATGTTTGGGTCTATATGATACAGAGATCTTCTGTTTTTGATTACCTTTATAACCGACAACAAGAATTTTGTCTCGTGTTCGAGATACATTTGTATAGAAGTCCATGTAGTTATTATACTAAATGGTGTCTATTCTGTCAATGTAGTTTGTTGTGGATTCTCAAAATGTTTGAGTAGAACATCTTTGATATCTTCGTAATGAGCGATATTTTCTAGTTCTTTCTCAACTGTTTCTAAATGATCAGGGTGTTCTGCAACACCTACTGGATTTGAAAGATGAATTTCAACATTCATCTTATGTTTTTGAATATGTGCATCTGCATGTGCAATCAATGACTTGATTATTTCGTTTCTCACTTCTGTCCTCTCACTTTACCACCTGACAATACTCTACTTTCTATGGCATTGTTTCCAGTGGCGATTTTATAATTTTGTTGTAGTTGAGGTTTTGCATCAAAGATAGTGATCACTTTACTTTCATGGAAAGAGAAGTTGTACTCTTTTGCAAAAGGTATAAAATCTGCAAGTAGAACTTCCATTTTGCCTTCAGATATTTCACTGACACATTGTTTGCAATCGTACAGAGTATGCATCTGAGTTTTTACATTGAACTCATAGAAACCCATAAGTATATCACCTGAGTTTAGAATGACACACTTTACAACTGGTAATGGATTACTCACAATCTAGTACCATCTGTTGTAGTTCTACTGATCTACGACCAACTTGACCGAACCATTTACTGTCTTCCATCTGAGCAGCCATTTCTTTCCAGTTAGATTCTGAACATGCTTTCAACATGTTTCTAAACTTACCTAGTCTGTTTGCACCTAGATTGAAACACATATTGACTAATACATGTTGAATGTTCTCAGGTAACTCCATAAAATCAATGTTATGTTCTTCACATACATGATAGGTTTCGTCTACATGTTTGTCAAAGTCAATATCGTATACCATATCAACTCTTTCTTGTGATACAGGTGTTCCTTCAGGTTCACCAAACTCAGGATCTCCTTCTCTAACCAAGTGTCCTACACCAAATGTTAGATAACCTAGAGAGTCTTTATAGATCTCTAAGACCTCTCCTTCATGTCTCTTTATTTGTTCCTTCAGTAATTCTTTGTTCATTTTTAATTTCTTCCTGTAAAATTTCTATTAGGATGTCTCCCATGAGACTTTGTAAGTTATTATTATTTAGGAGTTTCTCGATCTCCTCTTCTGTCTTTTCTACATCATTTGGTAGTCTACGAATTGTCCTTTGAAAATTGATGTTAGGTTTCCCATCTTCAAACTGAACCTTACCGTATTGATATACTAGACCTTTCCATTCTCCTTCTAATAACTCTATAGCTGCATCCTTCACTAAAGGATTTTCAACTACTCTATATAGTCCTTTCTCAAATAGTTTCATCTTATAAAATTAGAGTTTCCAATAACCCAAAAACAATTCTTTTTATCTATATCAATCATTTCTTCCATCATTAGGTGAGACTTTGACTCATATATTGCATCCAATTCAAACCCTACATTTTTCCATACTAATTTGTTATAGGGATATTTACCCATAAAATATTTATAATCATAATCCCATTGTGGTTCTGCAAGGTACTTATGCACATCAGGTCTTCTATCGTATCCAAAAGGTTGAAGTCCGATAACCTTAAATTTCTTATTGAATTTTTTTACACCTTCTAAAATACTTGCAAAGGTGATACCACTTCCTAGTGGAACATAGAGGACATCACAGTCTACATTCTCCACTTGATCTGCAATCTGATTTATAATAGACTCTCTGTTACTTGTAGCTGCATATCCAAACAGAATAGGAAAGAACGGTCTCTTTTTTCTTAGTTTCTCTAGATTAGGATACAACACATTGTTGAACCCTTGTGTCTCACTAAGTACTACTAATTCAGAACCTAGTTCTTTACACTCCAACATTCCCTTTCTAGTGATTGCCTTCTCAACTGTAGAGTTTCCAAAACCTATGATTGATTTACAACCAAACTCCTCTGCAACTTTAGAAACGATTGGTGCTTGAGGTGAGTGTATAGAGGCTGCTGTTGCAATTGTGTTATTACACTCGTTTCTAATGTATTCTAAATTACTCTCTACTAAGTGTCTACACTGTCTAATCTTCCCACCAGTGATCCAATCTTCTCCATAGGGTGCATAGAGATCCTCTCGTTTATACCAAATATAACCGTGTTGTTCGACTGGGGTAAGTTTATCCAAAAAATTCATCTAGTGTATTGTGTCTTGTTGGTAGAAATAAATCCACATCTTCTCTTGCAAAGTACCAAACATTTTCCATGTATAATTTTTTCATGAAATCCTGCATTGCAGTTCGATCAATACCACCTTTACTACTAACTTGTTGTTCATCATCAGTACCTTTTACATCTGTCCACTTCTCTAAAAAAGCTTCTGATGATTGTGGTCTCTGCATAATTCTCATTCCTATCTGACCCTTGAAGTGTGGTTTGAGAAGTGTACATAATTCATCACCTGAACGATATCTACGACCTTTGACTTTAGGATCAAGTATGTTTATAAGTAAGTGTCCGTTCATTGACAAACTTTCAAAACACTTTCTAGAAACTGGTAAAAAGAACTCGTCTCTCCATTTTTCGTATTCATTGAACTTGAACCAAGATTGATCTTCTTGATGTTCTCCACCTTTGTTATATTCTTCTGTTGAAAAATATGGTGGTGAAGTGAATGAACAATCGATAGGTGGTAGAGATTTATAATCTAAATCTTCTGCACCACATCTGTATATGACTACTTTTTTAGAACCGATTGATATGAAGTGATCATCCCACTCCTCTATTGTAGGTTCTTTTCCAGTGAGTATCTTTTCATACTCAATGCATTGTAATTTGTATCGTGCAAAGGTATATGGGTTTGGATCACAACCGTAATACTCTTCCGTGTTCTTTGATGCAAAGAAACCACACAGTCTATCACCCCAACCACATGAAGTGTCTAATACTGTTTTTGCATTAGTCATATCATAAAAACATTTTGCAACCACTGGTTTGAATTGTGTTGCAATATAGGCACCCAATCTAAATGCCATTCTGTAAGTGTCTTCTTGTAGTGAACCACCCATCAGTTTGACTACTTCATTACCATCTATATCTGTACTGATTTCTTTGGTAATGTCATTGACACCTCTCCATATTGCACCCAGTGGTGCAAGTAGTTGTTGTTTAGTACTGTTCTTGAATGCATTGATAGGTGATTTATGTCCATAACTATCACAGTTCAATCTCAAGTCTTGATGAAAGTAATCGGATGCATCGTTATAAGTCGATGGTGCATTTACCATACCCAAACCAAATGTTGAATAGGGGAATGCATAGTCATCATACTTTTCACATACTTCAGTTTCTATTTGATCGGCAGGGTGAACAAACTTCCATGTATCACTCTCTCGTAATTTGATAAAGGTAGATTTCATTTTTGTATATGAAATATCCTTTAGAGGAAATGTAGGTCTCTCTTTCTCTATGTACTCTGCAAGTACTTCTCTAAATTTTTCTCTACCGTATGTTTCGGTAAGCTTATCAAAGAGACTACCATCAATGATAGGTAGTCCCTTTGAGTTCGCATGTTGCTTTAGAATGTCGTATAATTCCATTACAGATTATTTAGCACATTCTCAGGTGAAGAAACTTCGTAGGGGTCTGTTTCAATATTATCACCAAAACCTTCTTCAAAAAAGATCTGTTCAATAATATTATCGGACACAACAATTGCATATCTCCAAGACCTATAACCAAATCCTAGGTTTGCCTTTTTGACTTCTGCACCTATAAGGTGAGTAAACTCTCCATTACCATCAGGTAAAGGTAAAATATTTTTGATACCTTGTGCTTCAAACCATGAGTTCATCACAAAAGAATCATTTACAGATAAACAATAAATCTCGTCTATACCTTTACTCTCAAACTCTGAAAACTTTTCTTCAAAGCCTGGCAGTTGAAAGTTAGAACATGTGGGTGTGAAAGCCCCAGGCAGTGCAAAGATGATCACTCTTTTTCCTGCGAATTGTTCATGTGTATTGATACTACTCCACTCACCATTCACTCTATGTGGTAGTACCACTGAGGGTACTTGATCACCGACATTTAACATAATGTATACTCCTATAATTATAGTACCTCTATTATATTACAAATAGAGGCACCTGTAAATAGGGTTTTTTATTTGATTTTGATAAGTTGAGGTTTATCTTCCTCAGGTACTACCCTTTCTAGGTTTATCATAAGAATACCATTCTTAAGATCTCCACCAGTAACGATTACATCGTCTGCAAGTGTGAAAGTCCTTTTGAATGACCTAGAGGCTAGTCCTTTATGAACGAAGTTGTCCTCACTATCTACTTCCTTCTTACCTTCGACAATCAAATAACTTTTCTCTTTCGAGACTTTGAGTTCTGATTTATCAAAACCTGCAACAGCAAGTTCAATGCGAAAATGTTCGTCATCTTCCTTGATGATGTTGTAAGGTGGATAGTTTATTGATGGAGCATCAGCTGCTCTCTCAAGTAGTGAAAAGGTTCTGTCGAACCCTATTGCAAATGGGAATGTTCTCCCAAAGATATCGTCATAGATAGACATAGTTTTCTCCTTTAATAAGCAAGTTAGTTTGATAGACCCATTATGGCATCTACCTTATATTTATATTATATATGGACTAAAGGTGTTTTTTCAAGGGGATTTTTGAAAAAAGTTTATCTTTTTTCACAAGTGTCTTTTACTCTTCTGTACACATTCCAATTGTTGAGTACAGCACCCATTGTAATAAAGTTAGGCATGATCATATCATTGTTGGTAATAGTATATACTTCGTTTGTTGCCTTCAATGTAGGATAAAGAATAATATACTTCAATGCAATCATTTCTGATATTGTGGGAACTTCAGGTAAAAAAGGATTGAGTTCTCTAACACATTTATATTTCATAGTCTTATGTGTAGAGTAAACATCTAATACATTTAGTGTTGCAAATGTAAACCAAACCAAATTGGATGCAGGTTCTCTAAATCGTATAGACTGTAACTGATTCTGACTTTCCTTTAACTTGGATAGAATCAACTCGTTTGAAATCTCTTCCTTTACACTGTTGATAAGTGAATTCCGATAGCAACACTCGAACCCCATCATAATTGCGAGTCTGGCCTTCGAGTCGAGAGGCAAGGTTGACGGCATCTCCAATAACGGAATAGTCAAATCTAAGTTCTGACCCCATGTTTCCAACGATACATTCGCCTGTGTTGATGCCGATGCCAACATCAATACGAGGAAGACCCATGTCTTCAAGATCTTTGATAAGTTCGTCTGCTTTTTCTGAAATTTCTTTTGCACTCTTTACTGCCAGTTCAGCATGGTTTTCACAGTCCAAGGGAGCATTCCAAAACGCCATAATACAATCACCCATATACTTGTCTATGGTTCCACCATTTGACAAAATTATTTTTGTCATTGTGTCTAGGTATTTATTGATTAGTTCAACTAAACCCTCAGGATCATTATTGTTTTTATAGTATTCTGAGACTGGTGTGAACCCACAAATGTCCATAAACATGAATGTCATCTCTTTACGATCACCACCAAGTCTGAGTTTACTTGGATCTTTCTGCAGTTCTTCAACCATGTCAGGAGATAAATATTTTTGGAACTGCTTCTTAATTTGTTCCTTGAGTTGATAAGTCACATAGTATTTGTTGAAAGAAGCATGACCAAAAACTAATAAGGAACTAATCGATGAATAAAAAGTATCGAAAAGAATCAACTTATCAATCCAAATATAGTAACCAAATCCAACCTGACCTGCAACAACACTTAGACTCACTATCCCCGCAACAGCTGTGGGAGTTTTGTAGACCACAAGAAGTATTCCTAAAAGAACTATCACAAGAAGAGCAACTTCAAGTAATTCAAGATAGTAGGATTGTTGTATTTGAACTCCTTGCAAAACGGTTTGGAGAATTGAGGCTTGCACTTCGTGAGGATACATTACACCCATTGGGGTTGAAACTGGATTATTCAGACCCTCTGCCGTTAGACCCCATATCAGAATCTTATTATTGATATCTGAGTCTGCAAGTTCAGAGACGGAAATAGTGTCGAAGTGATTCCAATAGGTGATCATCACATCACCTGTTGGTGTTGTGTTGATAGGTGGTTGCCTTCCCATTCGTATCCATTCTATCCCTAATTCAGGAACAACTCTAGTCTGATATGAAGGTTGATCAAAGTATGCACGAAGTGTTTCAAGTGCAAGTGATGGATATACAGAGTCGTTTGCATACACAATCAATGGTGCAGACCGAATAGTTCCATCAAAGTTAGGTGTACCTGATACACTAGGTGTTGCAACTGTAACTCCAACACCATAAGTGTTGTTTTGTAAAATAGGAATAGGAGATGCAATCCCTGAGAACTTCCATATAGAGTCCTCAATATTTCCACCACCAAATGTGGTAGTGTTTACAAAAGGTGCATTACCACTATTCAACTGAAGTGTAGGTTGTGAACCTAAGATAGTAAGACGATTGATTAGTCCTTCTGCAAATGCACGATCTCCACCAAATCTATCTTCCTCTGAAAAGACCATAGTAAACACATGTGTGTTTGTTGGGTCTGTTTGTAAAAGTAAATCTCTATAAGTGTCTCTTGGCCACGGAAACTGACCGTATTTTTGTAATGATGGTTCATCGATATTTACAAGAACAATTTCAGGTACATGAACTTTTTCTTTTTGTTGATGAAGAAAGTCAAACCATGACCATTGTATATTTTCAACAATGTATGGTGACCATATTTTGAGACCGACTAGAAGACCAATCGTTGCGATTACAGTTTTCCAAGAGTACATTAGTTACCTTGTGTGACTGATACTGAACAACCACCCACTGTAACACAGCTTTGTGAAAGTGAATATGATTGTGATGTATATCCTTGTTGTAAAAGATTTAATGTGGTTGGGTCTGAACCTGATAAGTTAATTGTTGCTGTATGTCCAGTATTCATTTGAATTACTTCTACATCATTACCATCATTACTAATGGTAAGATTTAATGTTTTAGCACCATCACCTCGTTGTTCTACATATACATCATTATAACTACTAAAGATTAATTGATTATATGTGTGAGCACCATTACCTGAGTTTGCTTGCCAACCTACAACATTATTATTACTTCCATGTATGTCTAAATTAGCATAATGCCCACCGCCTTCACTTCCATCATAATAGAATGTTGTATCAGATGCATCATCTAATTTTCCACCCTGACCCCAACGAATATTATTATTTGATCCATCTAAATGCCATAGATCAATTGTGTTTTGATTTGAACCAGCATTATTTTGATATAAATGTAATGACATATTTGCACCATTTAAATATGAATAATCATCATACATTTTAATTTCGTTGTTAGCACCATATTGTTCAATATTCAAAGATAAGTTATCTCCTCCCGTTTGATCAATTGAAATTTCATTATCACCAAATGCTAATGCACAGAATGAGAGTAACCAAAGATATGCTATTATTTTCATTAATTTACCT